AACTAATGCAGCTGTATGTGCTTTAGATTTTGGAGCAGATAAAACAGCGACTTCTGGCGTTTTCACAATTCAGTTTCCAGCAGCTACATCAACAGCAGCGATTTTAAGAATCTCTGGTTAGTACATAGGAGTTAAAATCCTATGGCAGGTTGGAATACAAATACCTGGAATACTGGTTCCTGGGGAACAGGTGTTGATAACATCGTTTCTCTTACAGGGATTTCTATGTCCGCTGGTGCAGGACTTGTAACCACAGATTCAACAGTAGAACAAGGTTGGGGTAGAGATCAATGGGGTGCCAGATCATGGGGTAACCCAAGTCAGATTGTAGTTCCAACTACACCTGAAGACGACATGTCAATGTCTTTAGGTTCTGTTTCTATTACAGCAGAAATAAATGCAGGTTGGGGTGCAAAAAATTGGGGAGACAATGCTTGGGGTATTGCTGCTAATCTTATAGCTAATGGTAATGCAGCGACAGCCGCTTTAGGTAATGAAAGTATTATAATTGATACAACTGTTATTCCTAACGGAATAGGAATGACTAATGCTCTTGGAAACGAAGCAATAGATATCGCAACTACAATTTTCCAAACTGGTCTTGCAATGACTACTACATTAGCTAATGCTGATGCTGGTCCTGATGCAATGGCCACAGGTAATCAAGCAACAGCAAGTTTAGGTTCTTTAAATGCCTTTAACCAAACAGGTTGGGGTAGACAAAGTTGGAACGAAAACGCTTGGGGTGTTGAAGGTCAATTTGCAACTGCATTACCTACTGGTATTTCAATGACTGCAGCTGCAGGAACTTTAGCAGCTACGGGTACAGCAAACTTAACTCTTAATACTTTAAATGTTGCTAACGCAACTTTAGGTGTTGTAGATCCTGCACCTGATGCTGGAGTAACAGGTAACTTTATGATTGGTGCTACCGGTCAATTAGGAATGCAAGGTGATGTTCCACAAGATGTAACAGGAATTGCAATGTCTGCATCTTTAGGAAGTGTTGTTGTAGTACCTGGTCAAGAAGTTCCTTTAACAGGATTACCTGCTCTTGCGAGAGTGGCTAGTGTAACACCTATTATACATGTAGATGTACAATTAACAGGAAATGCCTTGACTATAGCACAAGGTTCTGGTAGTGCTTTAATCTGGAACGAAGTAAACACGGGTACAGCTCCCCTAGATCCTCCAGGATGGCAAGAAGTAGCTGCATAAAGAGTTTGACACAAACTCTGATTTTTAGTAATATAAACACAATTAAGGAATTTAAATTATGGCAAATTCAACATCAGCTAGTTTAAAATTAACAGTTCAAGCAACTGGGGAAAACTCAGGAACTTGGGGACAAATTACAAATACTAACTTACTAATTCTTGAACAAGCAATTGGTGGTTATGATGCGTTTAACGTAACTAACGCTAGTAGAGCTTTAACATTTACAAACGGTGCAGTATCAAATGGTAAGAATGAAGTTATTAAATTAACTGGTACACTTGCTGCAAACGTAAATGTTACTATTCCAGACTCAGTAGAAAAAACTTACGTTGTTGAGGATTCATGTAATCACGCAGGTTTCACTTTAACATTTAAAACTACATCTGGAACAGGTGTACTTTTATGTGAAGGTCACACTTACACATTATATTCTGACGGAACTAACGTTGTAAAAGCAGGTGAGCTTAAAAAATGGAGAGCAATTTCAGCAGCTGAAACAGTTCAAGCTGGAGCTCAACTTTTAGTAAATACAAATGGTGGAGCAGTTACAGTAACACTACCAGCATCACCAAGCGCTGGGGATGAAGTAGCTTTTATTGATCAAGGTTATGATTTTAACACTAACGCACTAACAGTTGGAAGAAACTCTTCTAACATAGCTAATGCAGCAGCCGATCTTGTAGTTAACACTCAAGGTGCTGGTTTTTGTTTAGTATTTTCAGGAGACGCTACTACTGGTTGGACATATAAGGAGAAATAATCCATGGCTAACTATGAAGCAACGCGATACGATTTTGACGGTGCTAATCTTACCGATATACAAGGTCTTAATACAGGTTTAATTATTCCGTGGACAACAGCTTCTGCTCCCACAGGATTTTTAGAATGCAATGGCTCTGCAGTTTCAAGATCTACATATGCTGCATTATTTGCAGTTGTAGGAACAACTTACGGAGCTGGAGATGGATCATCTACTTTTAATTTACCAGATTTTCAAGATAACTGTTGTTTAAGTAAGTCAGGCACAAAAGCTTTAGCATCAACTGGTGGAGCAAATACTGTTGCTTCAACTGGTAACGTATCAGGTAGTTTAGGTAATCATACAGTTGATACTAACACTATGGGATCTCACTCTCACACTTACCAAGCAGGATCTTTTGGTAATGCTGGTAATACTGGTGGTGGAGCTGGACATCCTTATGGTCAGATTCACGCGGTTACAAACGTAAATTTAAATAACGCAGGGAGTGGTGGCTCTCACAATCACAATATGGCTGCTAATTTTTCAGGAAGTGCATCTTCAGTTTTACAACCATATTTAACATTAATGTATATAATAAAGACTTAAAACTATGGCAAATTACGAAGCGACAAAATATGATTTTACAGGACAAAACCTTTCAGGTATTGATCTAGTAAATACAGGTTTAATTATTCCTTGGAGTGATTCATCAGTTCCAGCTGGATTTTTAGAATGTGCTGGTGCAGCAGTATCAAGATCAACTTATTCTGCATTGTTTGCGGTTATTGGAACAACATATGGATCTGGAGATGGTTCGTCTACTTTTAATTTACCAAATTTACAAGATAAAGTTCCAGTAGGAAAATCAGGAACAAAAGCTTTAGCTTCAACTGGAGGAGCAAACACTGTAACTTCCTCTGGTAATATAAGCGGTAACTCAGACAACCATAGTTTATCTGGTTCTGAAACTGCTAGTCACACTCACGGAGTAAACTTTGCAACAACTAGTGCTCATATGAATGGTAACACACGTCCAAATGCAGGAGATCACAATTCTTCAAACACTGGGGGTAGTAGTGGACACAGTCATTCTATGTCAGCTTCATTTTCAGGGGGATCTGATTCAGTTGTACAACCTTATATAACTATGATATATATAATAAAGACTTAGAACTATGGCAAATTACGAAGCAACAAAATATGATTTTGACGGTGGTAACATTCAAGGATTAGTAGGTGTATCTACTGGTTCTGTTATTCCATGGGGAGCAACAGGTATTCCTACAGGTTTTTTAGAATGCGATGGATCTGCAGTTTCAAGATCAACTTACTCTACATTGTTTGGAGTAATAGGTACAACTTACGGGGCCGGAGATGGATCATCTACTTTTAATTTACCTAATATTGCCGATAACGTAGTAGTAGGAAAATCAGGAACAAAAGCAATAGCGTCAACAGGAGGAGCTAATACTGTTGCTTCTACAGGATCTTTAGCTGGATCCACTGGTAATACTACTCTTTCTAGTTCACAAATTCCATCTCATACTCACCCAGCTCCTGGCGCAAGAACCACAGCAGCATCGTCAGCCAGCACTACTGGATCAACTTCACCGAGACACCCACAAGGCACAAGTAATACAAATGCTACTAACGCAGGGGGAAATGCTCACTCACATAATTTATCCGGAGCTTCATTTTCAGGAAATGCAACTTCGGTCTTGCAACCATATCTAACTGTGATATATATTATAAAAACTTAAGGAGAATTTTTATGGCAAAACATGGAACATGGACTATAGTATTTGAAGACAAAATGATTATGAAAAAAAATGGAGATTTTTCTGTCTCAAATCCTAGAGGATATACAATAACTGGTCACGACTCATTTTGGAATGATTCTAAATGGAGTAATCTTCATGCTATACAATTTACAGATGATAATACAGATAATGATCAAGTAGAATACAATGATGGTACTGCTAATGGATCATATGATTCAAGTGTACTAGGAGATTTTATGTCTCAGTTTGCTCCTTTATTTGATGAAGCACATTTAGCTTTTATTCAAAGTGAATGGGATAATAATAATCAGTCTGACTCTGAAGGAGTTATGGAAACTGAAGCTGAAAAAATTGCTAGAGTAGGTGCTAGACCTACTTCTTATTCTTCATAATCTTTTAAAAATAAAGTTGCAGTAAATCTTTTTAAATTAGGTATATTACTTGCGTGAGGAGAATGTACTTTATTTGATGGAAACATCAAAGCTCTGTTTTCTCTAAAACCCACATGCATATCTAAAATACATTTATCAGTAGTGCCATAATAAAATACGGTGCCATTGGTTACTGCAGTTGGACCACTTATCATAATTAAAATATTTTGTAGACCCATATTGATATCTACATGTGGCTTAAAACTATCTAAATTTCTTTGATCTATACCTGAATCAGAATGTATTTCTTTTATTTTAATATTAAATTTTAATTCACTTTGTTTAATAAATAATTCTTTTATATTGAGATTATCATTAAAGTGCCATCTATTACCAAAAAAATTTTCTTTAGTTTTTTCCGTGGTGTCATCATAAAATTTAGGTTCATAGTATGCTTTATTTAAAACAAAATCTTGAACTCTATTTAAATCTTCTTGATTAAAAAAATTATCTATAATTTTTATCACTACTGACCATTAATCAACAACCAAGAAGTTAACATATATTTTTCACCAGACAAAGGTGGATTACCTCTATGCACATAAGGAAAAGCTGCGGGCCAAATTACTATTCTACCAGCTTTAGGTTGAACTCTTTGTGAAAAATGTAAAAATTCTGTTTCTCCACCTTCTTCTACATCATTTAAATATATAGAATAAACTAAAGCTCTTTGTAATCCTTCATAACCCATTCCTGGTCCCCATTCAGTATGCCAAATGTGATAACCTTCTTTTGGAAGAGTTTTTTGTATTTTCATTGTTGTGTAATGAAATTGTGGATGAAACTCTTGAATATCTGTTCTGTTTAAATATTCTTTTAAAGCCATATCAAAATTTATATGTGTAGTTTTAACTTGATTACTTAAAACTAATTTATCTCCAAATGCATTTAAATCTAAAGCAGCATCTTTTTTAGTATGTGATCCTCTATGTTCTGAGTAAAGTCTTGTATATGTTTTATGTTGTTTTTCATTAGCATCATACAACTCAATTAAATTTTTACATTCTGTTTGAGGTATAAAATTATCAAACACTCCGATAAAGTCTTTTATTTTACATGTTTTTTCCATGTGGGTACATCCTTTTCTAGTTGATTATTTTTATGATAAGTAAAAGAACCATTTTGATCAACATAATTAAAAAATATTTGTGCATTAGATTCATCTTTAAGTACTTTTCTTTTTTGAGAGAGTTGGTTTCCTAAAAATACAATTGCGTCTCCCTCATCAATTGTAAATAATTTTTTTTCTATTTCAATAGGCCATTGTTTATTTTGTTTTATTGCTACTATTACACTAATTTCACAATTAGGTCCATTTACATGTAATGGCACATTATCACCATGTGCGAAATATTTCCAATAACAATATGTTTTAAACAATTTTAATTTAGTGTGTTTTTCTACTATATTACGTTTTAGTTCATGAAAGTGTTTTGCTAAAGCATCATCAAAAAATCTAGGTTCTATCCAAGGTTCATCTAATCTTATCCAACAGTATTGTTGAAACAAATCTAATTCTTTTTTAGAAAAGAAATTTTTAATTATTTTATGTTTAAATTTTTTTATATTATCCATGATGCAAGACTATATCTAGTTCCTTTTGTAATTGGTTCTATTGTATGAGGGAATAAAAAATTACTAGGAAAGAAAACAAGTGTTCCTGTTTTACATTTAATTCTTTTAATTTCTTGTTTATTAATTGGATTAAAAAAAACTAAATCTCCACCTTCATATTCATTATTTAAATTAAGTATACAACTAATAGTTCTAAAAGAAGTTATATGACTATCAGTATGCATTTCATATTTATTACTTGTATTATATTTTAAAAGATCAATTTGATTTATTCTACCAGCTTGGTTTGAAAAAAATTTTATATTATAATTTGGAAGGTATGAAAATATAATATTTGCTATATGTCTAAAATATATCTTATCAGACGCTGAAGTTGTTTCTAAAGTGTAGCCATTTACTTTTCTAGAATTTTTATCTATTTCTCCTTCTAAGTTTTCTCCTCCTATAGGCATTGGAACAATTGCTTTATAATCTATAAAAGAAATTATATTTTTACGAATTCTTTCATTTAAATTAAGATTAAATGTAACAACTGCTTCATCTAAAACCATTTATTTTTTTTCTTTTATATTAATAATATTAGATTTTTTATTTTTTTTATCTTTTTTTAATAATTGTTCATTAAATTTATTATAATAATCATGATCATTTGATCGATGTATATTAAAAACTAAACTGTATCTATTGGATTCTGATTGTGATGCTTCAAAACCATGGTACACAAACTCAGGGAGAATATAATAGTCTCCTGGTTTTGGAGTTAATTTAATATTTAATTCTGGTAATATAAGATCACATCCTTCTGTTAAATATAACACACCATGAATGCAAGGATGAACATGCATTATTAAAGAGTCATTTTTTTTAGTTTCAGTTCCCCATGCTTGGCCAATATATTGGGTCTGTAAAAAATGTTGAAATATTTCTGGACGTATAGTTTGATATTTATTTATTAAATAAGTTATAAAATTATCAAATTTTTGATTACCTACAAAATGTTCCCATTTAGTCATACCCCCTTTTACATTAGTATAACCACTCATGTCTGGATCAATATTATTTTTTATTTCCATTAAAAAATAATGTATAATTTCAGGGTAAGGATAAGAACCATACAATATATTTACTGACCTAGGATAGGTAACATTGATACTACTTTTATGTTCATTTAATGGATCTGTTGTTAGTTCAGTAATCATTTAACCTCTTTCATTCTCTATAAAACTATAATATAACATATTATATGCTGCAAAAATTAAATTTCAAGCCTGGTTTTAACAAGATGGTCACGGATTCAGGAGCTGAATCTCAGTGGGTAGATGGTGATTTTGTTAGATTTAGATATGGTTTACCTGAAAAAATAGGTGGTTGGAATCAATTATCTATTGCAGGTGAAACTTTACCTGGGGTAGCACGTGCTCAACATACATGGACATCACTAGCTGGTGAAAGATATGCAGCTATTGGAACTTCACAAGGTTTATTTTTATATTATGGAGAACAGTTTTTTGATATCACACCATTAGATACAGCTATTACAGGATGCACATTAACAACTGTTAATGGCTCAAATGTTTTACAAGTTAATAAAGGCTCTCATGGTTTAGAAGTTGGAAGATATGTGACATTATCTGGCGTAACTGTTACAGGTGCATCAGACTTTACAGCATCAGAATTAGAAGTAGCTTATGAAATTTTAACAGTTTCAACAGTAGATAAATTTACTGTTCAAGCTGTAAGAAATGAAGGTGGAGCAGGTATGACTGCAGCTGGAGCTGCAACCGTTAATCCTTATACTAAAGTAGGTCCTGTCTTTCAAACAGTAGGTTATGGTTGGGGTACTTCTACATGGAATACTTCTACTTGGGGAACTGAAAGAGCTACAAGCTCAGTAATTCTAGATCCAGGAAACTGGAGTCTTGATAACTATGGACAAGTTCTTGTTGCAACAATTAGAGATGGTGAAACTTTTACTTGGAATGCAGGAGCATCTGGAGCTAGAACAATTAGAGCGTCTAAATCTACATCAGGCTCTTCTACTTCAGCTAACCCAACTGCATCAAGATTAACACAAGTATCAGATAGAGATAGACACTTATTTCATTTCGGAACCGAAACAACAATTGGTGATTCATCAACACAAGATCCAATGTTTGTAAGATTTTCTAATCAAGAGGATTTAAATACTTATCTACCTACCGCTACTAACACGGCAGGTACATTTAGATTAGATAAAGGAAATAGAATTGTTGGAGCAGTATCTGGTAAAGATTACACTTTAGTATTAACTGATAGCTCTGCTTATTTAATTCAATTTGTTGGTCCACCATTTACATTTAGTGTAAGACAAGTTGGTACTAACTGTGGATTGATTGGTCAACACGCATTAAGTTATTCTGATGGTAAAGTATTTTGGATGTCAGGTGAAGGTGGATTTTTTGTATTTGATGGTACGGTTAAATCATTACCATGTCTTGTTGAAGACTTTGTTTTTACAACAACTTCAAATAATTTAGGAATAAACTACGATGCAACAGATATAGTTTATGCAGAACACAATACTCTTTATGGTGAAGTAAATTGGTTTTATCCAAAGTCAGGGTCAGAACAAATTGATAGATGTGTTACATATAACTATGGAGAAAATGTTTGGACAACTTCATCATTAGCTAGAACTTCATATGTCGATACTGGAGTTTTTGATGTACCTTACGCAACAGAATATAATAAAACATCACTACCTGTATTTCCAGACATTTTAGGTATTACAAATAAATATGGAGCTTCAACTTATTACGCTCATGAAGTTGGAACTGATCAAGTTAATTCATCAGGCACAACTTCTATTAATGCGTTTATTGAATCAGGAGACTTTGATATTACAGCAGCTAGAACTAGACAAGGTCAAACAACAGGTATGGTTGATTACAGAGGAGATGGAGAGTTTTTTATGTCTGTAAAAAGATTTATACCTGACTTTAAAGTTCTTACAGGTAATTCAAAAATTACATTGCTGTTAAATGACTATCCAAATAACACTGCATCTAGCTCACCTCTTGGCCCATTTACAATAACATCATCTACTGATAAGGTAGACACTAGAGCAAGAGGAAGATTACTATCAATTAAAATAGAGAACGATAGTACTGGTGAGACTTGGAGATATGGAACATTAAGATTAGATGCTCAACCAGATGGAAGAAGATAATGGCAAAAGTAATAGTTAGTATACCAGAACCACAACCAGAATATGATGTATCTAATCAAAGACAAATTTTAGAAGCTCTTGACACTTTAAAAAATCAACTTAATTTCTCTTTTCAACAAGATTTAAAAAACGAACAAGACTCATTTAATTATTTTTTATCATGACAATAAGATATAAGAACGCAAGTAAAATATTAGATGGAACAGCAATGACTACTGTTTTAACTATTTCAACTTCAGCTGTTGCTATTGTAAAATCTGTATACATATCCAATAATAGTACAGGAGCTGTATTAGCTAATTGTGATTTAAGAGATTCTTCTGCTACTACGGATATAGAGTTTTTTAGAAAAGATATACCTGCTTCAAGCACAGTTAATGCTGCAGAACAGGGATTGAATTTAGAAGCAGGAGATGCTATAAAAGCTCAAGCAGAAACTGCAAACAAACTAGAAGTAGTTGTCAGTTATGCAGAAATAGATAGATCACAAGAAAATGGATAAAGATATACCTAAAATAGATTGTATAACTACAACAACATACAGAAATACCAAGACAGGAGAAGTATCTAAAGAGAAAGTAGAAGGACCTAATATTGTACAAGATGTTACAGTTCAAATTACTAACAAAGGTCTTGAAGTATTTCAGAAAGTAATGAATCAAAAAAATAATGAAGGAAAAAAAATTTAATATTCTTTCCATAGATTGTGATTGGGTAAGATGTATGAGAACCCAACAAGATCTTATTTCTTTTTTAATTCCATTAGTATTTAAAAACTCAAATATAATTATGGATTACGATCATGATAAAATTTATTCTCATTTTGAACATGGATATGATGAATATAATTTATTTAATGTAGATCATCACCATGATTATGGATATGATGATCATAAAAATTTATATGAAGGAAATTGGCTTTATCATTTATCAAACGTTTTTTATAAAAAAATAAATTATATCTGGATTAATAATCCAAATTCAGAACATCCTGATTCAAAAAACAAAAGAAAAATGCAAGAAAGATTGAAATCTTATTCATTTGATCAAAACGTAAACTATATTTCTGAACAAAAATTTAACAAAATTTTTATATGTTGTAGTTCTGAATTTGAATATAATACACATATAGGAATATCAACTTATAAAATTATAGAAAGAATAATTAATCATGACAAACCAAAACCCTAGAGGCGGAACAGAATTACAATTTGAATATTTAAGAAAGCATGTAGAGCCTAGCTTACTTAATCAAGTAGAAATTTGTACATCAGTTCCAGGCAAAGTACCTTTACATCCAACTAAGTTAAATATTCTTTGGCAAAAAAATTCTTGGGATCAACCTAATTTACATCCATGGTTTAAAGATAAATCTAATCATAATAAATATGATTGGTATATATTTAATTCTAATTGGAACTTTGAACAGTTTACAAAAAAATTTGATTTACCAAGAGAAAAATGTGCAGTTATTAAAAATGGTATTGAAGAAGTACAACCTGTTGTAACACAATATAAAAAAGGTGATCCTATAAAAATAATACACCATTGCACACCTTGGAGAGGTTTATCTGTATTATTAGGTGCAATGCAATTAGTTAAGAATCCATTAATTAGTTTAGATGTTTATTCTTCTTGTGAAGTATATGGAAAAGATTTTGCAGAAGCTAATGATAAATCATATGAAGCTTTATATAAACAAGCAAGACAATTACCTAATGTAAATTATATTGGTTATAAACCAAATGAATATATTAAACAAAATTTAAAAGACTATAGAATGTTTGTATACCCAAGTATTTGGGAAGAGACATCTTGTATATCATTATTAGAATCTATGT